GCAGTAACCCAGTTAGGCAAATGTTCTAAACAATGACTACTAAAAATATAATCAACTTGACGATCTGGTAAGTTATAGGCATCGTAACCATCTTTATATTCTAGGTCTATGCCTTGAGCACCTGGAAAACACCACTCTGGTCTATTACATCCAATATCAAACCCGTCACCTTTACAAAATCGTTTGGCAAAAGTCCAGCAGAATTGACTACTAAATCCTTCAGCTTGAAACTTAGGATAACGCCATGGGCCAAAATTAATAAATTCTATGCTCACCAGTTTACACTCTCCACTATAGGTTGTTCTATTACTTTTTTATAGTTACCCCGTTCTGGGATAACGTGTCTTACTCCGCCACTGGGATCAGCCATATCACCTTTACGACGTGGGATCATATGTACATGAGGATACATTACTGTTTGACCAGCAACCTCCCCAATGTTTTGACCAATGTTAAATCCGTCCCACTTGCCATTTTGGACTCCTTCATAGCCAAACTTGTATGCTCCTCTGTAGCATTCAAATAAAGCGTCCGGTGTTTGGCTGGTAGGCACAAATAGCAAATGCCCTTGGGTAACGGGGTACGCATCTCTGAATACCCAGAAGTTACGGGTTCTATATTCAATTTCTGTCCACGGTGCTGTTTTTTCATTAAGTGCCTTTTCTAAATCAGTTATGATAAATCCTTAAACATTTTTTTACGGTTTGCTATACCTAAATGGTTGTCATATATTTCCTTGGCACTTATCATCATGCAACTAGCCATCATAAGTAAGTCCTCTGTATTATCGCACATCATGACGGCTTTGTCAATAGGTTCGAACAGTTCTCTCATTCGTTTTAAATCTTGTTCTCTATCACGCATCTTTAAGTTTCTTCCAAGTTCTATATTTTTCCAATTCCCGTATATAAGCATCGTAGGCTTTTTTCAGTTTGGGAAATTCTTTTTCCAACTCTGGGTCACGCTCTGGTATCATTAATACCTTTTCAATAGTTTCCAATCTTTCTTCCAAGTCTCTACCGTTATGAACAATTTTACCTTTAACTTCTAAACTGGCTGGATTGTTATTAAGTTTAACATGTTCACCTAATTGGTATCCACTGGTATTAGTAGTAGTATAAGTATAGCCACTGGTACTAGAACCGTTATTGGCAGCGATGTATACTTGATTAGGGTTGGAGTTTACGGGAAGCGAGGTATTGCTCATTAGGTATCCATTTATTCTTTACCAGGAATCCCCATTCTTTACGCTGTGGGCCTGGCATAAACAGCGTCCAACAAGTAATGTCTGGATCAAGTTCAATACGGTGATAACTACTGGCCTTACTAAAACGAAAATGTCCGGTACCACGCCAATATGCTATTTCGTTTACCTTACGACCCTGCTCATCAAACTGTGGAATCCATTCCCAATAACCACCTCTGAGTATAAGAGTAGCATAGGGCCAAGGATGATCGTGTACATCATCTGGATCACTTTTAAGGAATTTGTGTAGGAATATATTAAATGGAAACCATTTACGATCTTTTAGGAAAACATAATAGCGTTCCAAATAAGGATCCTCACTAACACGATCTAGTATGATACGCTTTCGTCCCATACGATCAAGTAGGTTTAAGAATTTATCTTTTAGGCGTTGGGTTATCATAGTCATCCTTGACCATAGTATAAACGGTTGATAAATTTTCTAATGCTTTTTTAATAGCAGGATACTTTTTGGCCATATCCTGCATCTTATACCAAGCAGGCCAAGTGTCAACAAATTCCTCTTGTTGTGGCCACTGTATTTTAGTATAATCTGTACCAGTACCTAAAGTATGGATTTGTTCTGTAGTTAAAGTCGCCCACTGACTAGTATCTAAAGGCTGTATTGATATTAGATCACTTAATTGAGATGTATCATAATTATAAGTGATATTTGGTGTAGGTCCAGTCAAAGTAATACTACTCAAATCAATTGCTTGTATTTGATCAGTGGTCAATGCAGGTATTTGCGTATTCATATTAATCCAACTATTATCGCTACCCGCACTAATAGTTAGAGTTTCTGTAGCCGTAAAATCACTTAAGGTTATTGTATAAGGGCTGTGCTGAGAAGAATCGTTCACTTAGTTGTTCCTTTTGTTGTTGTAATAGTTTCAACCTAGTATTGTAATTATCCATATGTTGTATAATAGTATAACATAATTTTTGACGATGTGTCAAATAATACTCATAATTTTCAGTACATACTGATGGATATTTAAATGTATCAAAATACATTTCAGTATAACTTAGGCGATCTGGTACCAATGGGATAGCATCCAATACTACACCCTCATAACAACTTATACCTAATGTTTCCTGTAGATTAGCACTGAATACCATTTTAGCCTCACCCAACAAGGTATGATATTCGTGTTTAGTAAGATTTTTTTCTTGACATACTACAAATTCATATTGAGGCAAAAGTGTAGCAAGGTCCTTAAATATCTCCACCTGCTTCTCTGGTGCTATACGATGTGGGAAAAGAATTAGGTCACGCTTGGTTAATCCTTTATATGGAAGTAGCATAGTTTCCATATACTCCATAGGCCAACCTGTTCGAGAAATCTTACCAGACTTATTCCAATTATCTAATGTTACTACATCCATTTCTCGAAGCAGCACATCACTAAACAACTTAATATGAAAGTCTGTAGCAAAGTAGTTATAGTCAATAGCGTGAAAGAATGCTTTTTCGCTATGTCTTACCCACGGAGCATTGCCAATTAGACGTCCTAAAAAGTCTTGGGGATCATAACTGCCAGCATGCCATAGTGCGTGAATCTTCCAATTAAATCCTAACAAATCTGACATATACTTAAGTTGTATAATAGTTGGATTCCAGGCATCGGTAAAAATAAACTGATCGTTTTCAGTAGTCTTTCCTTCATTGTGATAATTTAAAAAATTACAAAGTTGACTACTCTTCCAGTAATTTGTATCACTGAAATTAAGAAACGCACCAGGAGTTACTTTGCTATTTTTTTGAGTACCATCAACTTGAACAATGTTATATTCATTGCCTAATTTTTGATCTATTGTTAAAGGAAGATGATAATGCCATTCTCTTGTATACCGAGTATCAATGGGCTCTAATGAGAATATCCATATATTAGGTTTCAATGTAATCTCCTATACCTTATTATATGTAATCTATTTAGAAAAATCAAGATTAAGTGGATAAATTATTTTGTGAATTTTTTTTCAAAGAATAAAATTCTTGTTTTGTAATGTATTCTACAATGTTGTTTTCCATCATTTTTTTAATTTTCTTATTAATGTTTGTCATTCCTTGATTTTTTAAAAAGATTGTTAAATCTTTTAATGTCTCAAATGCCATAGTTTGGTATCTAATTGGTTTAAATCTTTTTGAACTAGGAAACCAATCTGGAATATGGTCTGGATTTTTCCAAGGAAAATCATTTAAAGATTTATATTCTTCATTAGTTATGTATCTAAAATTATCCGGGTCGATATTTGTAGTTAAATAACCTTGTAATTTTTTATAAGCATTTATTAAACCTCTGTTCTCTGCCCATTTACCTGCCTCCATAGCAGAAGCAAAAGCACCGCTTGGTGTAATAACAGGTTTTTTATTAGGTGCTTTAGCACCTATATGTGCTATCTTTTGCTTATCTTTAGTTGTTTCAGAAGTTATTTTTCCTTTATTATGCGGAGTTCTGCCTTTAGCGGCGTTTCCAATATTTTTTCGGTGATCATCTGTAAATTTAATTCCTTTTCTAGCAACACTAACCTTTTCTCCTACCTTCTTTTTATATTCAGAATCTTGTAATCTTAATTCGTTTTTTGATTTCCAACCATTTAATTCTCTTCTTATAATTCCTGTTTCTGTTCTTATTTCTTTATCAGAAGGAATATTTAAATCTTTTAAGAGATCGTCAATTATTTTATTTAAATTTTTTTTGTTTTCAGTCATTTCAATGTCCCCGCTTTTCTTCTTCCCAAAGATCAATATAACCTTCTGGCTCATTTATCATTGCTTCAGCAAGTTTTCTAACGGTCCTATATGAAGTGCTTCTTAATACTGCCCAATTGGAATACATCCATTGTAGTAATTCGATTTTTTGGTCTTTTGTTAAATCGTGATCTTCAAAAGGTTGTGTTTCGCCTAATACATATGATAACCATCCCCATTGTTTTTCCCAATCTACATCTATTCTTTTATATTTCATACGATCGAGAACTGGTAATACTGCTGATCGTAATTTAGCACTTCTAAAAGATTTAGGATCTTCTAAATCCAAATTACATAATACAATAAATCTAACCCTATCTGTAGGTATCTGTACTCCCACACTATCAGGAGCCATAAAGGATCTTAAAGCATCAATAATAATTTGTCGATTTGGATCTATTGCTGCCTGTTTTTCTAAACTGGAAAGAGTGTTATTCATACTTACTGGATGATTATATGTAGGAATAATACCTTGATCATAGTCAACATCGGCCATAGCAATTTTCCACTTATTGAGAGTTTCATAATTGCCGAAGACGACGTCATCTGCGTCATCTAAAATTACAATTAGTTCTTCGTCAGGTTTTAATGAATAAACTCCTACGGCTAATTTGATAGTTAAAGCAATGTCAGTTATACCTGGTTCAATTTTAATGAACTTGACTTTCGCTTTATTACATTCATCTTGAGTTCCGTAAGTTTTTCCAACTCCTGGAGGTCCAGATAAAATAGTATGGCGAGTAGCCTCTACTTTTTTATTCTTTAATCCTAAAGCACTTTTAATAAAGTCTCTTGATCTTTCATCTGTAAGTTTTCCGGATTCTACTAAAAGATTTTGATGTTTTGACTTAAATTTTAACATTTGAGTAACCGTGTGTGTTAATATAAAAGCATTTTAGCAAATCTTCAAACTTTTGTCAAGTTTTTTTATTACAATTTTCAAAATGATAGCGTTTCATACCACTAATGCCACCTGTTTTTTGACATTTTGGGCAAGTTAATTTTGGCTGTGACGTTCCTTTTAGGGAAGTACCTACCCCTAATCTTCCAGATGGTATTCCTTTTCTACGCTTGTTAGATTCAGATATGTGTGGAGCAGGTCCAGTTTTCTTTCCTTTATTCCAAGGTGTTATACTTTTCTTATGGATAGTATTGGACAGACTTGTGCTGGGCATTTTGATACCTCCAGGAGCACCGTCCAATCCGTTTTCAGGTATCATATTGGCCCATACTTTCTTACCTCTGGAATCAATATTTTTAACAATATCAAATAGTTCGCTGAATAATGAAGCAAATTCTATTAATGAATCTTTATCATCAAATTTTTCAGCCCAAAGAGTTGAAATATTTTCACCGTGTTCTTTTAAATGTCTTAACCAATATTTTCCAGACCCTAAATACTTATTTGGATCTTTGGTAGTTTTACCAAAATACTTTAAACCAGTTGTATTATGTTGCTTAATATAAAGCCAAGTAGGCTTGAATGTTGATGTATAAATATTCACGCTGGTAGTTCCTATAAACTATTAGAGCGGGTGGATGTTGGTAGCATCGCGACTCGCATCTATTATTTATACAGAACTAACAAAAAGAATACAAGAGTAGTTGGTATTAAAGGCTCTCTTGGGAAAAATATAATTGATTGATTCAATTTAGATATTAGTGCCGCCAAAATTAAGAAAGGCACCAGGAGTAGTGGCTTTAGGAATATCCTCTGGACCAACAATAACTTCAACTTCATGTCCTAAACTCCGTAATTTTCTTGGTAGAGCACTTTTCCACTCGACGGTATATCGAGTGGAAACGCTTTCCAGATCAACCAGAAATATTTTGCTCATTACGCTTTTTTCCTGGACGAGCCTGGTTATTGTATGGTCGCTTGGGCCGTTTACTGGCCAAATACGCACTATACACTGGGCTGCTCTTACGATAAAGTTCAGCCTCATTAAAAGGTGCTAGTTCCCAACGACACCAGTCATGATATGCTTCGAGGTCTTCGAAAATTTTAGTAACCTCTGGCTTCATAACCAGATACTTGTTAAGCCAACTTGCTGCCATCTTTACTTCCTTTGTTTATGTTGATTAAAAAATTAAGGTTTATATTCAATAATGCCGTCTGATTCACCATCTTCTGAAACAGTTATTTCATAGTATCTCTCTCCGTACTTGGGTAATAAATGATTTTCTAAAATATCAGTAGCAATCATTTCACAACTTTTATGATTCATATTGCCACCTTGGATGAACTCAGCCAGTGCCCATTTTACTAAAAAGAATTCTAACTCTCTATCTAAATGGTTAACACTGATCTTTACTTCTACTTTGAACATATGTCTATGTTCATTTTCTAAAAACTTAATTCTGGGATCAATAGTGCCAGCATTGGGATAATAGTGAAAACCTTCAAACTCAGTTCTCACTCTAATATACGTCATTTTGCTGGGCCTAACATCTTGTTTAATAATCATCGTAAACCTTGTATTAGTAGTTCAATTTCTTGTTGTTTTAAAAATAGGTTGTAGGTACTGGTATTAGTTACAAGACCATCCTTAACTGTCTCTTGTGCGAATTCAATATTATATAGAGTTTTAGGATTATCACAAGCACGTTTGGTCATTCTAATCCTATATTCTGGCATATTTTTAATTAACATTTGGCTCATACTGGTGTATCTCCTTCGTATTCTTTCCAGTCTGTGTATACTTTACGATCCATAAGGTCATGTAAATAATGACACCATACTCCAGGGTTAGTGTCACCCCAAGTATTGTCGTCAATTTTTAATACTGCGTTATAGTTGTATAGCTTAATATACGGTATTTTTACACTGATCATAGGAATGAATCTATGATTTTCGGTAAAACTCATTTCGTGGATTTCATCAGCATACTTTACATCAAAGTCAAGAGTGACCCAATAACCAATATCTAATAAACCATTGATCATTTTACTCCAAGCACGCCAATCATCAAGACTAACGGGAGTAAAACTTTGACTGGTGCCTAAATAGATGTGATCAAGGTTATCTACTTTGCTAACTATTTCATCTACAGGTTTGACACCAACTACAAATAATGTTCTTTGACCTTTCATTGGAGTATTTTCAACTTCAGTGCCAATAAAATAATCTACTTGTTGCCTACCTTCTGTTCCTATGGCCATACTATATAACCTCTGCCGTAATTTGTTGGTCTATTAGCACCATCTTTGAAAGCCTGCTGCCACTCTGTAGTCCTATTATACGCACGAGTCCAGAACCTGTCAACATTTAATTGACCTTCCTTTATCCATTTTAGAGCATATTCCATACTTTGGTGGAATGTTTTACTACGTGGGCTTGGACGTACAGTTGTTACGCAATTCCAAAGTAAATGATCTTCAGTTTGTTTACTAGTAGCCTTACCAACAGCATTAACCAATATGCCATTTGTGGCTATGGGATAAACTTCCTCACCTTTAAAATCCATAATCACATCGTATTCACCATCATAGGTATTTTTATGATCCTCACCAAATAAATCAGTATGATGATTACCCAATACATTAATATCAAAATTAAAATTACTGATCTTTAGTGTAGTATATGCCACATAACTTAAAAATCCAGTACCATTAATCAGTAGTCTTCCACCTTCCTTACGTTTGAGATGATAGTAATATTGATTTACGCTGTTTACTCCACAGGCCACAGGTTCAATGATATAGCGTGGATGTGCTTCTGGCACCTGTACATACTCTCCACCTCTTACATTATAGAAGTCAGCATAAGCAGGTTCACCTCTGGTTGCTACAAGGTCACCAACTTGTACATCATATATGAACTTACCAACTTCTATGACTTCACCTAATCCTTCATGTCCCTGCATACCTAATGGTAATGGACCAAAGTTGCCCTGCATCATATCAATATCACTACGACATACCCCGGTCATAATGCTACGCACACGAATTCCTGTGCTTGGAGTAGGATCCAATGCTATACGTGTTTCAAAAAACTCTCCGTTGCCGGTAGTGGCTAATAGTTTATTCATAATTTCTCGATTTTATTGTGTATCCAACTGTCCATAAAATATTGATTATCCCAGAACTCTTGGTTATCAATATTAGTTAGTGCTGTTTCAATCATTGTTTTGTAGGCACTTTCTGGACAAAGACCTAATGGAACAAAATGTTTATGTCCTGTAAATAATTGAAAGTGGATACCAATGTCAGCAGGTTTTAGGCTACGCCAATCTGCTGTCAATGTCCACATAGTTTCTGCACCAAGGAATCCTAGTCTACAATAGTCATCTACATTGTACACACCATCTGGATTGGCCTTTCCATAACTGGTATTTGTGAGGTCTGCCAAAGTCCAGCGTTGTTTTACAAGCTTGCGGGTACGATCTGCGTCGTAATATTGTGGGTCCATAACGCACCAAATACTTAATAAGTGTGGCATAAGGTCACGGCTAACTCCACCCCAAGCAAGTTCACGGTTAGTAAACCAACTACCTGGACTTGGCACACGATCATCATTTATCCAATTAATATCAACTATAACACTGGCACTGGCCAAATGTTTTATTTCATCAATATTATCTCTATATTGATTATTCTTAACCATCATAATACGTGTATCAGGATGACCCTCTACAAGTAAATCCCAAGCTTCACTGGTGGGTAATCCTGGTTTCTCAATAAACAATATACTAGTATGGTCAACTACTTCAAGTGCTATAGTACCGTGTGTATAGTTAGGTGTACAGATATGGGCTGTATCAAACTTATCATTATCTGCCAGTGCTTGGTTTAAGCTTGTATAGTCAGCATGGCATAATGGGTTAGTATCTACAGTGACCACAGTATGTCCCATAATTTCCAATACATCTTTGTACAGTTTGCCTATACCCATACCGATGACTAGACTAGTTTTGCTCATTTTTACTGTCCTCGTACTTCATAAACATACGTGTCACAGGTTCCATTTCTTTAGCAAAATCATTAGGCATATGTATAGTCATCATTTCCAAATGATAATCAGTAGGGTAGTGCTTTAATAAATTTCTAGCACGTTCACGTACAACCTTTGGAACCTTTGGAGTCATAAGTGGGCTAGTAAGTTCCATTAGAAACTTTCTAGTTTGAACAATATTACGATAGCGTTCGTCAGGCAGCGTCATCTTCTACTTCCATTTCTAAAGTTTCTAGTCTTTCAATGTCGTTTTCGTCAAAATCCTCTTTGTCGCTGTCTAATTGTACACTAGGAGTATCCACTATGTCAAATAGTTCATCGAATTTTGATTGAGCTGACCTAGCTCTTTTACCACTAGCTCCTCTAGTACCAATGACTTGATCCCAGAAGCTATCAAATTCATCTAATAAGTCTAAAGCTATGCCTTTATTACTAGTACAGAATATGGCTTCTACAATGTCTTTAAAAAAGATTCTGTCAAAACTTTCAGCAACCAACATACCAGGACATACACCGTTGTCATATTGCCTATTAGCCTCTTGTACAGCATTGATATGATGCCATATGTTATGACACATCATTATTCCATAGCTAAAACTATCCCAACTAGTCTTATTACTCTGTCCAAATTTATTAAGATCACCTGGGCCATACACACAAATGTCACTTACAAGTATTTTATCCATAGGAGGACTATTTTCAAATACAGGCAATATACCATCTTGTACTACTGCATCCTTGTAAAACCTATGATCATTTTTATACTTTTTATCATCCATTCCAGCACTCATTCTATAGGTCCATTTTTTACGATCAATTGTTTCAGTTTGATAGTAAATTTGACCATTAGCAGTGGCCAAGAATGGACTAGCACAATCGTAGCTAATACTAAAGTTAGGATTATGATATTTACGAACTGCTCTTTGTATATCAGTTAATAAAATTGCCCATTCTAATTTACTGGTGCCTAAAAAGTGCATCCAATCCTGTTTTCCCTGTTCAAGTAGATTATCAAATCTTAGTTCAATTAACCTACGCAATACTAGACTAATGTCACACATATTTTGACCACCCATTCCCCATCCATTGAAATGTTCATTTGGGTAATGTTTTGGGTCACTATATTTTTTCATTTCATCATACCATAAATCAGCTTGAGTATGATTTTCGCCTTGTAGTACATTTAAGAATTTACAATTACCATTACGATTGCGTATAAAGTATTCATTATTGATATGAGTACCTGCTACAGCCTCAGCAAAGTTAGTGATGCCAGTTTTTTTAGCATTTTCTGGAATGCGACCTACCCAACTAGGAATATCTAATATCATTCCATAGTCCATTAGTGTGTCCATCCAAGTTAATACTTGACTACGTTTTTTGGCTGCTTTAGGACAATTAGGATTTTTCCAATCACCCTCCCATTTGCCTTTACCAATCTGAAAGCCACCACTGTCACCCAGTACCCAACTATTAGTGCGATTACGATTGCGAAACATATCCTCACGCCAGCAAACCTTATTAAGGTCTAAATTAGCATGTCCTGCACTATACAAACACCATTCATAATAAAACTGGCCTTTAATTGGATCAAGAAAGTTCAAACTCTCCATACCATTATTAAAAGCTTGTGGTATACGATTAGGATCTACATAGTTAAAATAGCGTTGTTTGCCTACAAAAGTAGCATAAAACGTACTACAGGCTGGTAAAAACTTTGCATAATCTAGTTGAGTACTGGTTAAGTCTTTATTCATTTACTTCTTTCAAATAATCTATATGCTGATTAACCAGCAATATTTTAATACTAGTTGGATCAATAGTATTATTTCTTTCTATACTTAAATGAACTAGTACGTTTTGTTTGTGTAGATCCAATAATATCTGATTGATGTCAGATATTTTAGATTTTAACATGATTACTTGTTCTTTAATTACAGGATCCATCATTTGCTCTGTGCTGGTAAGATATAGTTGTATTC